TATCAATAGTCAATCGTTTTGTGTATGTTAAATACACATGATGTTGAGTATCATTCGCCAATGAGTTCTATATCAGATCGTTTTAATGAAGCTTTGTCAGGCAGACGAAAGTCAGAGATAGCAAGAGCTATTGGCGTACCTCCACAGAATCTTAGCAACTGGATTTCACGCAATGCAATCCCATCAGAACATGTGTTTGCGGTATCAAAAGCACTAGACATTAACCCTGAATGGTTGATTAATGGCTGCGGTGAAAAAGAAAGTAGCAATGTAGTCCCGCTAACACATAATAATGGACACCTGGTGAAGATGCGTAAGATTCCAGTGGTATCAAGCACAACTGGCGGTCAATGGGAAGATGTCGTTGATAACTTCAGTATAGGTGATGCTGAGCGATGGATTGATGCACCTGATAGCGTTAGCGATAAATCATTCGCTCTTGTGATTGTGGGCGAATCAATGCAGCCAACTATTCCCGATGGTGCAACTATCATCATCGACCCACAAGCGCATTACAAGCATCGGTCAATCGTAGTGGTCAGGCAAAATGGAAATAGCGAAGCAACATGCAAGCGATTGATTTATGATGGGAGCACCCCATATTTACAAGCAGATAATCCTCTATACGGAAGCCCTGCACTCATGGATGATGCTGTTATTGTCGGTGTTGTTAAGCAAGTAGTTATAGATTTATAAAATATACAGGAGGGGATTAAGTGGATTTAATAGACAAAATTAATGATATATCTAGCAGGATTGAGAAACAGAAAGATCATATAGGAACAGAAGAAGCTACTAAGAACGCCTTCATAATGCCGTTTATTAATGCTCTAGGTTATGATATTTTTAACCCTTTAGAAGTAATCCCAGAGTTTACCGCCGATGTTGGATCAAAAAAAGGTGAGAAAGTTGATTACGCCATAAAAAAAGGTGATGATGTTATCATACTCATTGAGTGCAAGTGGTCAGGCGATAGTTTATCTAAAGATAATGCGGCACAATTAAAGCGATATTTTCATGTGACAGATGCAAGGTTTGGCATTTTAACCAATGGTATTGTATATAAATTTTATTCTGATTTAGATCAGCCGAATAAAATGGATACTAAGCCGTTTTTTGAAGTAGACTTAACCGATTTTGAGAGCCATCAGATAAAAGAATTAAAGAAATTTAGCAAATCTACATTTTCAATAAATAATATCCTCACTACAGCTAGTAAACTTAAATACACTCATGCTATCAAAAAAGTGTTAATAGAGGAGCTTGAAAACCCTTCTGAAGAGTTTGTTAGATTTTTTCTATCAAGAGTTTATGACGGAGTAAAACGGCAAAATGTTATTGATGAGTTTACAGAAATTGTAAAAGACGCAAGAAGCCAGTTTATAAACGATCAAATAACAAACAGGCTTAAATCCGCAATGATGGAAGATAATAAAGAACAGGTAGAATCAGATGAAACAACGACCCGAATTGTCGATGATCTGCCATCAGATCGAGGTATTATTACTACAGAGGATGAAATCGAGGGCTTTAATATTATTAAAGCGATTCTTCGTGAGGTAGTCGATGTTAAGCGTATATTCATGCGTGATACTAAAAGTTATTGCGGAATACTACTTGATGATAACAATCGGAAACCTGTATGCAGATTGCACTTCAATTGCTCGCAAAAATACATAGGCACACTCAACAATGAGAAGAAAGAGGTGCGCACCCCGATTGATAGTTTAGATGACTTGTTCGGTCATGCCGACATATTTAAAAGTATTATCAATAGTTATCTAAGCCAAGAAACATAAATGTAATTATAGCATATTGATATAGCTAAAGGCTGCCTTCGGGCGGCCTTTTTTTATCCCGACATAACAACCAACATACACATTTATACACACTTATAAACATTATGTATTGACATGAGATACACAATACGTTTATACTTCGCACCATCAGCACAACACGGAGGGGTCATAGGCGCAAGGCGTAATTGATCGGATAAGTGTAGTTGATATTGGGAATATGGGAGTGCTTATGTATCTGAACGAATTTATTGGAACTAATGCTGTTTATCAGCACATCTTAAGTGATGACACTGATAATGCTGCGAACCTCATCAAAACAATAATTGAAGCGATGGAGGTCGCCAGAGATAAAAAATATCTTGAGCAGCCAGCGATTATTGGACGTGCTGTTGAGTCGTACATGCAAGATATATGCGATGAATACAACGAATCTCAAGAAGAAATAGACAGCACTGCTGAAATCGAATCACACTTAATTGACGCACAAGAGTCAGCGCATCAGGGGCTATTACAATGATTAAAGTAACAGGCGTGAAAAAGAATGGCGTGTGGCGCATTAAAGCGGAGAAAAACGGCATAAAGTGTGATGTTGACGGTGTTATTAGCATCAAGTCATACATCCACATTATCCCAAATTTTTTAAAGGATAATAGCCATGCGTAATAATATTAAAGCGTATAAAGGGTTTGATAAAGATTTAAAATGTAGAGGCTTTCAATTTAAGAAAGGTGAAACTTTTAAGCACAAAGGGGATGTAACGCTTTGTAATGGCGGATTTCACTCATGCGAATATCCGCTTGATGTATTCAATTATTATAGCCCAAGTAATTCACGATTCTTTCGAGTTGAAGCAAGCGGCAAAATTGACCATCATGCGAGTGATAGCAAAATTGCATCTGCGCGAATCTATGTTGATTGTGAGTTGAATATCAACGATTTAACAAAAGCTGCTATAAAATGGATTATACGAAGATTAAATAAAGATAAACCTGCTGCATCAAACACTGGCAACAAGTCTGCTGCATCAAACACTGGCAACAAGTCTGCTGCATCAAACACTGGCGACTACTCTGCTGCATCAAACACTGGCAACAAGTCTGCTGCATCAAACACTGGCTACCAGTCTGCTGCATCAAACACTGGCGACTACTCTGCTGCATCAAACACTGGCAACTGCTCTGCTGCATCAAACACTGGCGACCAGTCTGCTGCATCAAACACTGGCAACTGCTCTGCTGCATCAAACACTGGAAAAAATGCAATAGCTGTTGCGTCTGGTGTTGAATCGAAGGCAAAAGCATCAAAAGGTAGTGCAATTGTTCTTTGCAGCTATGACGATAACGGCAATTTAATACATATTAAATCTGCGATTACTGGCAAAAAGTATTCATGGGGAGTCGTTAAGCCTGATGTGTGGTACACATTAACAAGTGAAGGAAGGTTCAAGGTGGTAGATGATGAATAAGCATGATATGGAAAGAGAGTAATGATGTGCCTTATCGCAAAAAGCCGAATAAACAGCGTTGAAAAGCTCTATATGGCAAACAAAGAAGGAACGAAGGCAATAAAGGTTGTTGACCATGTTATTCACATTATTCGATGGGAAGTATCGAAACATGAATAACTTTGAAGAACAAGTGGTTATTGCTGTAGCGGCAGCTATATCAGCATGTGTATGGCTAGTTATTGAATTATTAAGAGGTGATTTATGAATGAGTTATCAACAGCAAACGGTTTTTCGATTGAGCCAAAAACATTCGTTGAGGCGCAAGAGTATGCAAAGTTTATTGCATCTAGCGATTTTATACCGAAAGAATTTAAAGGTCATCCAGCAAATGTGCTGGTTGCTTGCCAGATGGGTGCAGAACTTGGGTTAAAACCACTTCAATCATTACAAAACATTGCGGTTATAAATGGTAAACCTGTGGTTTGGGGTGACGCGATGATTGCCATTGTTCGTTCGCGATCAGATTGTGAGTATATCAAAGAAACATTTGATGAATCAAGTATGACAGCAAGCTGCACAATTAAACGTAAAGGCCAGCCGCCAGAATCCCGGACATTTAGCATTGATGATGCTAAGACTGCAAAGCTTTGGGGTAATAATACATGGGCAAAATATCCTAAACGTATGCTTCAGATGCGTGCCCGTGCATTCGCTTTACGTGATGTTTTTGGTGATGCTCTTAAAGGCTTTCAGATTGCTGAAGAAGTGCAGGATTATGATGTAAAGAACATCACGCCAAAGAGCGAACCAGCGCAAGAACTAGAACCAGAGATAAGCACTTACTCACAATCAGATTTTGATACCAACTTCCCTAAATGGGAAAAAGCAATTTCAAGCGGCAAGAAATCAGCCGATGATATGATTGCAATGATAAGCACCAAGGCCGAATTAACAGATGAGCAGCAAGATATGATTCGTGCTGTTGCCGCACCTGTAGAAGCGGAGGTGCTATAATGAGCGCTACTGTCCATCAATTAACTCAAGGTTCACCTGAATGGCTTGCACATCGCAAAGACTTATTTAATGCCAGTGAAGCATCTGCAATGCTTAATATATCCACATACAAAAGCCGTGATGATTTATTGCGGGAAAAGGCAACAGGGATAACCGATCCTATTGATGCTCAAACACAACGACTTTTTAATGATGGGCATAGACTTGAGAGCTTAGCACGCCCTAAAGCTGAAAAGATTATTGGAGAAGATTTATTTTCACCAACCGTTTCAATAACATTTGAAGGCTTAAAGCTATCGGCATCATTCGATGGCTTAACTATGATGGATGATATTTCATGGGAGCATAAAATGCTCAACGAAAAGCTGCGGAAAAATATGGCGCTTAACATTATTCCGGAAGAATATAAACCCCAGCTTGAGCAGCAACTTCTTATCTCTAGTGCTGAAAAATGTTTATTTATGGCATCTGATGGTGTTAATGAGCCTCTGCATGTCTGGTATGAACCAGACCCCTTGATTCGCAAGCGACTTATTGCTGGATGGAAGCAGTTTGCAAAAGATTTAGAGGCATGGGAACCTGTTGAAGTTGTTGTTAAGCCAGTAGCAAAAGAAGTCGAACAGTTACCATCATTAAACGTGCAAATTACTGGTGGTGTTACATCATCAAATCTTGAAGCGTATGAAAATAATGCCCTGGCATTTATCAGCGCAATAAATACTGACCTGAAAACCGATAGCGACTTTGCTAATGCTGATGCAGTCGTGAAGTTCTGCGGTCAAACAGAGAAAGAACTCGAACAAGTAAAACAAGCAGCACTCGACCAAACTGCTGATATTTCCACGTTATTTAAGACAATCGACAATTTAAAGTCAGAAATGCGATCTAAACGACTTGAATTAGATAAATTAGTAAAATCACGCAAGGCAAATATCAAAGATGAAATTGCAACCAAGGTGCATGATGAATATGCATCTTTCATCCATGACATCGATGCGGACCTTGAAATCACTTCATCAGCTTTAAAATTAAATCGCATTCATATTGTTTCACCATTGCTAAATATTGAAGCTGCAATGAAGAACAAGCGCACGATCGAATCATTACGCAATGCTGTTAATACCGAACTAGCACGATGCAAAATCTTGATTGATGAACAAGCTGGCCTTATTCGCTCAAATCTAAAATTGTTAGAGGAATTTACAGCTGAATATAATTTCTTGTTCCATGATATTCAAAACATCATTACCAAAGAAGGTGATGATTTTTACAATATGGCATTAATGCGTATCTCTGAGCATAAAAAAGCCGAAGAAAAACGCATTGAAGAAGATCGCGAGCGCATTCGTCTTGAAGAAGAAAAAAAGGCACAACAAAAGGTAGATGATGAAGCTGCTGAAAAAGCTGCAAAAGCAGAAAAAGAGGCTTTAAATAAGGTTGCAAAAGCAACGACTGATAATGCTAAAAAAAGAAATGCAGAAAATTTGGCAGAAGTGGCACAAGAAGAAATAGCTAACCCTGATTATGAATATTTTAGAAATCAAATAGGAATAATTTTAACAAATATTGACAACTACACCAAAGATGAATTACGCAGAGCATTCAAGCGGTTGGCGGATGCTGTGTAAAGAATTGCGCCTAATCACTCCCTTCTGGCGCATAAGGTTTTACCTGTTTTCCCTCCCAAAAAATAAACAGGATAATTTTTAGGAGTTGAGTTAACATG